TACTCGCTATAGTAAAGAGGTAAACTATCCATAAGCTCATATAAATGAATGCAAAGGTACCTATCAACATAGTATCCATTTTTACTTATTACTGCATGCTGATAATTAAGCTCAAGTCTACACATGCCCTTCTCGTCACTTTTTCGATAAATATTCCAGCTTGTCTGATTCGGAGAACAGTGGCTATACTTGTTTAGTCCATGTCTGATATTTTTTCTGTAGTCTCCAAGCGGAATGGATTGATCAACCACCTTATCTGCTGTCCACGTTCTTGCTGCTTGGCTTGCCTTGAGTTCGTCATTAAGCCATTTGTTTGCATTTACGTCACTTTGAACTACTGCGAACAAGCAGTCTAAGGCGTCTTCTATTGATCTCATGAGAGTTACAGCAGCAGAGTGGTAACCAGCAGCATTGATCATTCCAATACT